TTGCACCAGCGCCGCCCGTAGTATCCCCGCCATTTGCTGCAGGAATCGTAATCGTAATCGTACAATCGCCGCCATCTGCAACTACACCAGTTGTATCAATTGCGTCGACGGCAGTAGCTTGAATTCGTTCGATGCCATTCCAGAGGTCGAAAATAACTTCTTTTTCGGTTTTTGTGAGATCGAAGGCATCCTTCTTCATCCAAAATTCTACAGTGGCGCCCTTGCTTAAAAGGTCAAATTGTAAGTTATTGGTTCGGTTTAAGGCAGTTTCGTAATAGTTTGCGCCGGTAAGCTGAGTTGAATAGGGGGACATCCCGTCAGGATTGGGGTGAGGTCCGCCTTTGAGAAAAATGTATTCTACATCTGCAGGAAGTCCATAACCTTCCTTCTTAGCAGAGACGTTGCCCCACTCACCGGCCGACATATTAATATATCCATTGGTGCGCGGATATTCATTCTCGAAAACATGAAGATCTAAATAAGTGGATTTATTCTCCCACTCTAATCTTTCGCGGAGCGATCCATCATAAGGATAATCCTCATAAATGCGCCGTAGCGACTGAGCGTAATACTCTTCTGCAGAGCCATACCGGGCGAAGTTTTTAGGATATTTAAAATTAACCCGGGGAATAAACCGCTCTTCGCGGATTATATCCTCGGTATGATATGCAGCAGATTCTACTTCTTCGCCTATTTCGCCAGCGGATTTGTTCGATAGTGCTTGAAGAGATTTTGCTTTTTCGTAGTAGTCCTTTAAACTCATGCTTTAATTATCAATCAACTCTAAATTTGAACGTTTGTGGTTGTTCTTGCCATGCTCCTATACTATCATTATAATAGGATAAATTTATCGTATACATATATCCAGCTTCCAATAGTGACATGTCGAGATCGAAATAGTTACCTTGCTTATCGTATGACAAATATGTACTGTATTCCGAACCTGTGCCATATGGGACCGCATTATAGTTATCAGTGACCCGGCGCACATTGTATGAGGCACTCGTAATAATATCAGTTGGATTATTTGCGTTAGCCTTTACATAGATGGTGGGATTCCAATTTCTATCGCGCACAAAGAATCTAAATCGAGCTGTGTCAGCAGTCGAATAAGATTTTTTGAGATTTCTACAGCTAGTAATTCTTTGGAAGGTCGGCGCCGTGTCGTAGGTGGGCATGTGCTCCGGGAAGATCGAGCCAGTAAAATACTGGATTGTCCCGAGACCCAGGGGTGCACCGGTGGTGTCGTTATGCCACACATCATACATGACGGTCAACCCCTTTGGTAGATCCGTCGAAAGTGCTGCAGTTATGGCCATGTCGGCGGAATAAACCCCCCTGGATACCCAAGAAGCTGTCGTATTGAAATTGCCGTCATATAGAGTTAACTTTGAGCCGGTAGGGGCGGTCGAACCTGAGAAAAGAGAAACCATCAGAGTGTTCCCGTTTTCAACCACAGGAATGTTTACCAAACGGCCGCGTACGTAATTGTATAAATATAGTTTATTAATGTTGTCCTGAGCAGGCGCCAGAGAGCTAGAATAATAGAAATTTTCTCGATCGTCCGAGACACGAGAATCCCAGCGTGCTTCGATAACCGGGCGCTTGAAAAAGAATTCAGTTGAACGCGCAAAAAACTTCTTGGTATAATAGGACTGTTGGGCTCCGGTAGGATTATCAATCAGGACGGAAGTGTCAGCGCCAGTTGAACTAGAAAAATAAGCTTCATCGGTGGTTGCGAGGCGAATTCCAAATCCATAGTTGTCATAGGTGCTGTCGACCCATTGCTCAACAATTCTGGTTACATCTAGCTCAATATCTTCATAACCGCGCTCGAACGTAATAGAATAAGTTGAGCCCGGGTCAGTCGTGATATAATCTCCTCCAATGCTGGTCCAATCAACGGAATCAGTTGCTCTGAGCCAGTTAGAAGTTCCGAGATCCTTGTATTCATCCATATCGAGACCGGTACCCTCTGTCCAAGACCGAGACACGGGCGCGACCGTCAAATTAAAATCTTGTGGTAAGGTGAAAGGATGTGCTGCATTATAGACTCGTAAGTAGAATGAAACACTACCAGACGCCGGAATGCTGCCGGCTGCACGATCCGAGATGATAGAAGTAATAGGGAACCGCATAAGAGCGCGTGAAAGCTCTTGAGATTGTCCGGCAGATCCAGAGGTTTGTCCATAAATAGAGAAAATTTCAATGGAATCGGCATATCCCATATTAGATCCCGTACCGCGAGTAGAGAGATCAGCTTCATAAGCATTAGTGATAGTAGTGTCGGCATCTGCGACGTAACGAGCAATGGCCATTATCTAATCGATCCTTTAATATCAGTGTTTGGGAACTTTAACTCAAACACAGTTGTCTCGTGGGCTCTAATCATACGACCATCCGAAGACAGATTACTATAAAAATCATAGTTGCTTTCTGAATAGGGTCCGCCTTGTTTAGCGACAATCTGAACATCGTAGACATCTAAAATACCCGGTACCTTGAGCAACTCACGAAAAACATCAGAAATCACTATGCTTTCTCCAATATCATATGGTCTATCATTATAGTACGCAGCCAGTCGATTGTTGGCTTTATTAAGAATAGTGTACCTATTGGCAGTTGTTTCGAGTGCAACTTGATATTTAATTCCAAAATTTACTACTTCTGCATCTAGGATGTCTAGCGTATCATTAACCATTCTATATTGTCCAAGCCAATTTTTAAGATTATTTTTTAAAGTAGAGTTTGAAGCAATGAGCTTTCCGCTACTGTCGGTTGAAATAACATAAAGGTTAAGATTCCTCTTAAACTCATCGAAATCCTTCACAATTCGAGCGCGGTGGATTGCTCCAAAAGCCCCGGGCATGCCATATACAATGGCTTGATAATCTTCAGCCGTTACCGCGCGGTTCTGTGCAGCGAAGTGTCCTCGTACGCGTTCTCGTACTTCCGTAGCTGAAGGAAGATTAATGCTCCCCACAAATGGTTGTTCGTTAGTTACTTCCAACGAGCTTGCCACACTATCACGCGTACTCCTTACAAGATTAGCCTGATCTAGAAATCGGAATGTTGCGCTGGTAACACTTGTAACAGTACTAACTGCAGCATTTACGTCTACATTTGAATTAAGTCGATATGAGATGCGCAAGGTTGTATTAGCTGGGGCAATACCAAATTTGTCTGTACTTATTAATTGAGTAGGATCAAAATCACTATCAGTGATGTAATTTCTACCATTTAGGTCAAGCATAAGCGACGTCGGGTCAAGAACTGAATTACTCAGCAGCTCGGAGTCGGAGCCATATCCAAATTGTAGAAAGGATTCAGTAGCTGTTTGTTCTAATACAAAACGACGCGCGACGGGAACAGGCTTAAGGATGCTAGCTACCGTGGAACTATTGGAGTCAGTATTGCGAATCGCTTTATAAATTGTATTTTGGGATAGATTATCTACTTGATAATATTCATGACCCTCGGTGTCAGTGACACTCATCACCTCGGCGACATTTGCTCGCGATAAATTAACTTTCAAAAATCGCTGGAAATTTCCAATGGTCCGCTCTTCAACAGCTGCATGCCCAGAGACTGCTCGACCCAAAGCACGAATAATATATGATGTAGCATCCCCATTCGTTGGGTTCGATTCGCCGGAAACAACTTGATTAAAAGGTTTAGAAAAATCAACATCTTCCAGAAGGGTATAAGACCCTCCTCCTGTGGATCCAAAAACAGATCCGGCGCGCATCGTGCCGGCGTATCTCAGGTCTGGTCCACCGCCAACATTTGCTGCAGGTACCTTAATATAAAAAGTTAAAACTCCATAAGCGGAAGGGCTAGTTGGAAGCCTAAAACCAAACTGTCGCGCGTGGCGCACGACATTACTATATTGAATGGCAGAATCTAGAAAGCTTTCATTTGCCTGGTAATCTACGTAAAAGGACAGGATGTCACCTATATAGGCGACCGTATCCAGCATAAGAGAACCAAAAGAGGCTTCGCTGAAGTCTTTATAAGTATTGGGATAATATCGTTTTGCGTAATTTTCAAGATCTTTACGAATCGAATCAAAATCGCGGCTGGTATAATCTATAGCTTGTAGTTTCTTTGGCATGGGAAAAGTCCGTTATTAATTAGTTCTAAAATCCAATTTGCAGGGTAGTAGTTACCTGCAAGGGAAGAATTGTAAATTCTATGGCAATCGATAATTGGTGTGGATGTAGGTCTAGTTCGTGTTCTGGGATTGAAAAATCAATCTTATTGAGCTGTATAAAGGGCAAATAAGTTTTAGTTTGTTGAACAATACGATCGTTGATATCTGAGTATGTACGGGGCCCGTTATTTTCAAAGAAGTAATGTTTAATCCCTACTCCAAAGTCTGGATTCATAATACGTTCCCCGGGGCTTGTCAAAAGCAGCATTTTGAAATTCTGCTTTGCCACGTGGGTATAGTTTTTAAGCAATCCATATGCTCCGTCTACAGGGCTGACTAATAATGGTAATCTCGGTGATATTCCAGACATTCTATTCTCTCCTTTCTATAATTAACATCGTTCTCCAGATTGTTCCTCAGAAACATTTGTCGGTCCATCGGTGGCGGTTCCGTCTTCATCGGGAGTAAGGGCGTCTTCCAGTTCTTTACCCAATAGCATCAGCAGAAGGTATACAATACCGAAAGGCCCGGGCGGCAACATCAGAAGACCCAAGAGTGTGCCAGTGAAGTCCACCCCATCCATGCTGAACTTGGGGAATATGGAGCCTCTCAGATCATCCGGAATAGTGTTGCGGGGATCGCGGGGATCTGGGTCGCCTTGCGCATATGTAAGTATCGAGTCAGGAAACACCATCCCCTCGTCCTTCGTCTTTTTGAAGTCAACAGGGTTACCAATGAAGGCAGCAAAACTGTTTGATCCGGGTCCCAAGTTGGGGGAGGTATTTCCATCTGGCAATCCCACAAAATTCTCCCAATCGGGGGAGTTCTTCGGACCGTTGCCAAGGTTAAACCCGGTTTTCGCATCTTGCATGCCCATTTCCAGAAGACAGAACAAGAGCTTCATGATATTCTCGCCCTTGAGGTTTGGTAAAATACCGCCGCCGGTACCGGCTTGCGCCTCTAAGTGCGCTTCGGCTTGCTCGGTCAGGGCTCGTTCTAGAGCATCCCACGTGGCGTCATCCATCGCGCCGTCCATGGAAACGGTCGTGGCCCAATCTTGTCCTACGGCCCATGTTTGAAGTGCTTCGACAGAGATCTTTGTTCTATCGCCGAATCGTCCATCCACTTCCCAGCCAGGCAGGGAGCTCCAATGACCAATACTGAGGACACTCGGAGGATCCTGGGTGGCAGCTAACCCCTGTAGCTTGGCTTGTAAAATACGTACGTCTTCGTTTACTACATTAGGTCCGGGGTCGACCTCGCTCAAGGGCGGGCGGCTTGCCGGCAATTCAGCGAGGGATGCTTGGATTTCCGCGGCAGCCGCATCAAGATCGGCTTGATTGAGGGTAGTTCCATGTTGGGCAGTGCTATAACGCGGAACGGCGTTATCAGCAAGTCGTTGGATAAGAGTGGGCGACGTGACTCTTGTGGCATTCTCCCAAGATTCACTGGCGGCGCGCTTTCGAGTTGCCCAAAAAGTCTCATCGCCGGCGAGGTTGGTGAATGTAGCGTAATCATTGACGACATCTCCTGGAATTTTATATTCCACCAAACCGCGTAGTTGTTCCGGGAGTGAAGAATAGTAGTCAGCTGCATTGAGCGGTACTGCGTTCACTTCCAAATCAGCAGTATTGATGCCGGTGGCGCCGCCGCCGGGTGGGAGAGAGGTCCATTTTGTTGTAAAGCCTCGCGTTCGGACCATCCATTCTCCTCCGGGTGCCCGGGCATACTCTAGCTCGGGGTCATCATCATATGTATACATCTGTGTGCCTGCCGGCGCGTTGTCGGCATACGCAGGCCCGTCTTGTCCTGCTCCTGTGGGTCCCTGCTGCATCTGCGGCGCGGGTCCATCTCGAAGAAATCTAACCGGAGGAGACACATCCATACCCTTGGCCATTTCATTGAAAGCTATAGCAGTGACCTCTCGAATGATCTTTGTGATTCCCACATGAGGGTCCATTGTCTCAGCAACACCACGCAAAATATTAATGGGGGTCTCAATAAGCATCTTAAGAATAAAATCTCTCGCGGATGTCGTGAGCCCCGCAAGAGGATCCTCGGGATCCTTCCCTGCAGCGGCAAGTGCTTGGGGAGAAGCCGTTCTCCTGGGAGGCTGTGGGGTCTGGTTGAGAATTGAATCTATATATATCCCCAGGCAGCGATCTTTTGCGCCTTGTAAGATATTATCCATCTTAGGGAAGAAGTTGCTTGTCAAATAAAAGTTCTCTAATATTGGAACCAAAGAGGTCACCGAACGGTTGATCGACTTATCAAAATAATCCTTGAATACTGGGTCATTAACAATAAGCTCCAGTTCGGAATCGCTAACCGTGGTGCCATAATTAGATAACAAAGTCTGTAGTACGGGGCGCTGGACTTCTTCAAAGTAGGGACCGCCCTGAGGATTATCGAGGGTGGGTGGTTCAGGATTCTCGATGCGCCGCAGTACTGCCTCGGACTCTAGGGTGTCAATAGATGGACTGAGGGGCAACTCCGCGGTCGGTGATAATGATGTCAACACGTAGCGGCTAAGCTCCATACCATGCAATTTATGATCGCTCCTGGTGCCCCCCGACGACTTGTTATAGAATGGAGTGGCGCCTCCAAAGATATCCTCGATGGAGCCTGGTTGATCATCTTGTGCGCCGGATCCGTGGTGCACGGTGGGCATGTAATAAACGATATTATACTTAAATCTTAGATTTGTAAACTCTAAAGCCAACTGGAAGTCGACGCCGGCTATCCATGCGCCGCGCATGAGCTGATTATACAGAACCTGTTCGAATAAATCTTTTTCGAGCCCATATTCAAAGCCTGTAGTTTTTTCGAATATCTGTGGTATTCCCTCATTATTAGTTGACACCACTGAATCCCAGACAACCTGTCTTTCTAAAACTATTTTTCCATATTTCATTTTGCGATTAAAGCCACGCCAGACGGCTGGCGATAGCGACGCCTGGTGCTTGATGCCCTCTGAACCACCAAAATATGATGGAATATTATTCAGCAGCTGGGGGCGCGCGGTATCGCCCTCGGGCGACCCAGGTTGTACCGTCGGCAATGAAGGATAAAATTTATTCATTGGGGCGTCTGTATCCGAGTCATGTTGACGAACTTGTAGCATGGGGGGATCGAGGGCGCCCGGTCTATATTGTGTTCCTACAATACGCGCTCCGAAGAACGACGGAACCACCGTCAACACATCCTCCACAAACACTCGGTCGAAATCTTTAGGGCTTGTCAGGCTTGAGGATCGTTTGACTGCGTTTGCCACGGCGCAGCGGGATTTGGTAATACGATCCTTCGTCATATATTCGATAATTGCCGGCACATCTGATTGTCGAAAGCGCTTGGTGGGAGGAAATACCACATTACCGTCAGTATCCAGAAGCCCTCCCTGATTGATTACAGTGGCTCGTTGAATCTTCTTATTATAATACTTCACCAAATTTTCGCCCACAATCGGCTTTGTCTCAATAAGGCTTTGTACTTGGTTTCTTATATTAACAGCCATGAATTCTTTAATAGTCCCCATAGTCAGGAGATCATCAATTTCAAAGGCCGAAAAAACGAAGATATTCTTTACTACGAACTGAGCAATATGAATCTGAAGCAGTACTAAGAATGAAAAGTGTCTGACCACATCTCTAATTTGAGTGCCCTGAGGATTGAGATCGTCGGGGTCTGCCCCATCATGACACAATGCTTGAAGTAATTCTTCATTTACCTCGTCCAAGATAGATGTTCCACAAGCCGAAGTGCCAGGTCCCATGTCCAGCAAATCTGCCACGTTGTCCGGAATACAGCCTCGATTATCAAAGAAAAAGTTTAATGAATCCAGACGGGGGGTGTCAAAAATTCCATTCTTCAAAATGAAATCAAACATTGTCTCGGCGTGTCCCGCATACAGTGCGGGAAACAGAATAGAAGATATTGTAGCTTGACTTTCTTTGCGACGTCCTTGGTGACCGGCTAGATCGTAGTCCGAGCCGGCATCTGGGTTTTTAGCCATTATCTGTGCTGCGACCTGCCAACTATCCCCAGATACCCCGGCGAGTGTCGTTACATTATTAGCCCGCAACTTTGAATACAAAACAGAAGCAAAAGGAGTCACATAAGTATTCATGTCAAACTGAGCAGTAGAATTCGAATAATCGCGACTTAAAGACTCATCAGCAGAAAATTGTGATAAAAAGCTATTTCCAAATAAATTAGAATTCATACTAAACTGAACGTCCGCGCCTGCAGAGGAAGCCGGCAAGAAAGTAAGGCGTAGATAATCATCTGGCGTATTAGAATCTCGAACAACAAATTTAGGGATAATTTTACCTCCCACTCGCACTGGGTCCCCAGTGGTCTCATCAATGAGGTTACCCTCTTCCTCTATAAAAGGTACTGCCTTTGTGGGAAACCTATAATCAAGCGTGAGAGGCAGCCAGCCGCCCGAGCTACGTGGTGCGGCGCTCGTAGCCTTTAGATGACCGAAGTTGTTATTCACGTCGGTCGTGGGATCCGGGAGTGACGAGTTGGTGGTAGCCAGAGTCTTAATATCAGATAGGTTTATGTCCGGGTCAGCGCCGTTCCATGCAGGAGCGATTGCGCCAAAGGCCACTTCGGCTGACTGTTTATCGATGTATGCCGCAAAATCCTCACGAAATGACACAGGAAATTCATATTGAGTGGCTACAGATGACAAGCCTGCAGCTGAATTGGCTGCAGCAGAAAGTTCGGATAGGCGCCGGTCGATGTCTCGAATTGCGTTAATAAAGCCAGGATCCCGAGTAAAATTTAAGAGGACGCTTATTATTGCCGAGGTTATGCCCACTATATCTTGTCCTTCCGCCCCCAAGAGGGTGGCGACGTCACAATATTGGTCAAGGTTCTCAATTTTCTCTTGAATTGTCGCGAAAACATCAGTAACTTTTTTCATTATGTCATCTGCCTTGTCAGCTGCAGCCGCATCCAGATCAGGCCCGAACTCGGAGAATTGATCCGGACCCTGTCCGGTGCCGCCCAATAAGCCTGCCGCCTGCAAGGTGTCAGCTATCTTTGATGATGACTTGCTGGAGGTTATCACCGGCTCTTTTAAAATTTGAAGCGCCGCGGACAGTCCATTAACAAACTCTATCTCGACTGCCTCTTGGACGGACTCCAAAAATGACGGGATCGTGGAGCTGACCAATGGGTTGTTGATGTAATCCTCCCGCAACGGACACTGTAAGTTATACGGGAATGGGCTGTCCAACTCCATGCCATTCGTCGCCAGATCTTCCAAAATCTTGTCAATAAGTTCTGGGGCTTTCTCTTCTACCAAACAAATATTATCAATATTAGCATTGTAAAGATCGGTGGCAATTTTGTTGCACAAATCTGTTATGTCGACAAAGCGCGATAGATTAGCAAAAAAACTCAAGACTGCGGTTGGGGTATTCAGATTTTGTTGGATCTGTAGATCAGGATAGGTCAGGTTAAAATCTACTATTTTATCTAATGTAAAATCGGTTACCTGAGAGCGGTCGGTAAACAAAAAACAAATCTCCATCGAGGTCAGGATCACAGAAAGATCTGATAAATATCCCCTATTGATGCCGTCTCCAAGCACCTGTTCTGGCGTTAGACCGTCGTTCCCAAACATCTGATCTAGAGCTGACTCATTAGATATCGCCGGGGCATCTTTAAAATTCTGGTCCAAATTGTCTCTTACCAGATCTCCAACGTCAGTGGCTCCTTCGTCTTGAGCATATGGATTATTAATTTTACAAAGTTCTTTTAATAAAGCAGCCAAAGCCTTAATTACTTCCATCGCGCCTTTCATCAAAGAGTCAAGTATGCTCTTCTTTAGTGATTCCCACAACTCCTTATCGAGCGTGGGCGGCTCAAACATTTTCTTATCTGGCTTCGGCAGTTTTATGCTCGACTTGGGGGGTTTGGGGGGGCGCCCAAGTTGCGCCAGGCGAATCTTAGCTGCTGTTACCGCAATATCGGTAGCAGCGTCCTTGATGAGTCCGCCCCCTTGCTGTATGCCAGCTTGAGTTTGCTGCAGGGCACCTTGGGCGGCTCTTCCAATTCTTGCAAAAGAAGGTGCCAAGCCAAATGTGGCGCATATCATAGCTTCCATGGCAAGCTCTTGGATTCCTATTTTTCGTATGAACTGTCCCAAGGGGGAATTTTTCTTGATTCCCACTCCCTCTGGACTTCCTTCTAAGAATCCAATAATAATCTTATTAATATCCTTCGCGGTACTAAACGCCATTTTCTTTTTAGCAGCCTTTAGCTTCTTTTGAAATTCAGGATTTTCAAGCACCTCTCTCTTATATCTCTCCAGTTGTTCGGGTGTCAGGAATGCTTCAAACCCTTTTTCAAGGTGCTTAACATCTTCGAGATCAATTATCCCCAAACGTACTGCTTCCTTCAGATTCATATCTTCAATTACTGCAGCTGGGTTTGGTATGTCTTCCCAAACCGTATTACCTTCTAAACCAAAGTCGCCGGCGTTCTCATCTAGAAAATTAGTAAAGGAGAGGTTTGGTCCACCAAGTGCGTCAGCGGCTCTCATGGACCTTACCAAAAACTCATAATTCTTCAGGGTAGACAGAACTAGTTGATTGCTAAACTCTTTATTATACAAAATGTTTGTCATATATCCGACGCGCATATGTTGTTGGCTCAGTGACGATTGCGCCACGAAATATTTAATACTTGCGATGCAAGTTTTGGATGGTACGTCTCCATGCTCGCGCTTAGTACCAAAGGTGATCTCCAAACTATCTGCTGCAGCAAAGTCTAGATAGGGTCCGCCCACTGTTGCACTGTTATGTACATCTGTTAAATCTCTCATCAGATTTTGCATTATGACACCATTAAGAATGGTAAACACACCCTTCTGCATATCAGTGAAGTTAAGGTTGATAGGTAAAGATCCTTCAAACCCATCTAGTTGTTGCTGATAGGCGCTGAGTCCGTCGTTGGCGGCTTGACTATCGGCCATGAAGGAGGATATCTGGAGAGTAGTAGTCTTACTACCCGGAGTGATATTTTCATCGGAATTAAAAAGCTCGAAGGAGGCATCAACCTGAGTACCAGTAGGTATAAGTTCCAAAAGAGTTAATAAAGTTTTCATCTCGACTGGAGAATGAGTATAAAAATAGGCTAATTCAGTGGCTGCTGGTGCCTGCAAATTTCTGATTTTATTGTAAATTGGACTAGATTGTCCTGTGGAGAATTTGAGTGTCTCTACTTCAGAAGCTGTCAGCCCAAACCTAAATTGATTCAAGAATGCCATGACGACCGATTCAGTTTCAGGCTTCGTGGCTGAGGTATAATACCGCGGGAGAAGATTATCTTTGATGGCTTCTCTTAAACGCCGGTAGCCCATTTCTTGAGTGTCTATAAAGGACCCAATCGAACGTTCTTTATTCCGAACCAACACCCTATAGAAAGTATAATACTCTGGAAAATAGTGGAGGATAAACCGGTTGGCAGCCTTGTTCCTTATGCTCGGGAAGGCGGCGCGGAACTCGGCGTCTCCATCTGCCGGGTCAAACTTAGAATATACTAATTTGACATTTAATCGTGGACCGGTAGATTTAGTGTTAGTGGCAAAAGGGATGTTTACCTTTTTCGACCGATAACCATTACTGGTAGCAACTGCTCCATCTATGAAATAATTAGAAATCTCACCTTGTGCCATAAATATAAATATCCTAATTATTCGAATTATAAGGGCTTAAAATATTTAATGAATTTCCATCTTCATCTAATACAGACACCGGCGCGTTCGTAAAATAAGCCAATTCAATTTGTTGTAGTACCTGCTGCAGCAACTGTATGCCAACATCAGTGTTCGTTATGTTATTCAACATAACGCTCAATCCTTCTGGGATTAACCCAGCAAAATCCGGTGCCGTTTTGTTGCCATAAAATGGAGAATGATGATCATGAGGCATGATCTTTTTGTGAAGTTTTCGGGTTTCATTAACTAAAGTATTGATAACTGCCAGTATGGTGCCCATAAGATCTGTTATGTCCATCAAACATTTTTGTAAATTTGCGCCCTTTACCATAGGCTGCAAGGTATCAACATCTGAGCATGCTATTAAATCAATTCCATATGCGCCGGCAAAATCATTTCCCAATACCCCTCCCTGGGAGTTTCGATCTTCATTTCGCGTTACAAATTTAATATTTTCTCTCGCTATGAAACGAAGTGTATCCGCTTTGATAGCAACCGTGGATCGAGGATCCTTGGCAGTCACATTCCCCACATTTCCTGCCGGCAAATTAAAATACTGATCAACTCCGGCGCGCTGGCTGAGGTATATTCTGGCTGCATCCGACGTTTCTCCATTAAACATGGGGCCCACTATTATTGGAGACCCATCGGCTTCTCTGGCTGCAGCATAACTTGCGCCACGACCTACCACGATATCAATCGCTGCGCAGTGCGAGGCATTCTTGCCCCCGAAGCCGCTGCCCTGAAAACTGTTCCTGTCGAGCCCAAACACAATCCAAGCGTTGCCGGCGCCTGAGTCAGGTCCGCCCATCACCATTTCTCGTCCAGGATTTAAACTGTACTCCGGGCAATCAAAAGCCGGGCGTCGTTGCCCCATGGCGCCACATAAATAGTTTTCGCGATCTACGGGATCTGCGATCTTTTGCAATCGTAATTTTTCACCGTCAGTTAAGCAATCTTCATCATAAACCGGCATTGACATGCGGGCAACTTTACGTCGTAGAACACTCATTATTATATACCTTTCCTATTGTTCATATGGCAAATCTAACTCAGACGATTGAGAAGTGAATTCCTCTTCTGGGTACAAATCTTCGTCCGACGGGACTGGTGGTGGTGTCGGCGCATGCGATTGGGCTGTTGTTGACCACAATAGATCATCTTTCTCGATGTAGTCAACATGCCACCATTCGGGTTTCTTGCCATCTTTGCGGGCCCACGGTGGATTATGAAACCCATAATCCGGAGCGCGGTCGAGCATCCACCTATATGTTTCACTCTCAAAGCCGTCTGACCTGCCAGTATTCCAATCAAATGCCAATCCCCAGCCGTGGTTAGATGTACCGGGCCTCGCGGCGAGGTTAGGCTTCTCTCGTTTAAGAGACACTTGTCTTTCAAAAGTCCTAAAACCAGAAGCGATAAGTTTTTTCTCAGGAAATGCTGATGAAAAGCGGTTATAAAGTTTGTTAAAATTGTGAATAACCTCTGCCATCAAGACTGTCGAACTTTTGTCTGCTTTTTTTAGTAAATCCGTTGGAATTTTGCCATTTTCAACTCGCCTCCCTGAGGCGGCGTGAATTTTAACTAGTGGCTGATGCCCACCGCTATTAAGACCCGGCACGCCGCTGTCGAATTGGATACCCAGACCTTCTGCCATTTGAGCCGGGAGAAAATTGCTATCGACTTCACCTACTTTGCCAACAATCCTAGGATTTTTCATATTGCCCAGGTCGCGGTACTGAACTCTTACAATATCACCCGGTGCGGATCCAGCCACGCCGGGGACACCATGGACATCCTGATACGTCGCCAGGATGGGATCATTGAACGCTATTGGAAATGGTCTACACTCTAATTCGGGTATATAAACCTTGTAGACGTTCACGTCGTCGGACTTTGTGAAATTCTCTGTTGGAGTAGGAGACAGCATAGTGTAAGGTTGATTAATCAACCCGATGTCGCGCCTGAATTGCATAACAACAATCCCGTAAAATTCGTCTGTGTTAACAAGACAATTCTTGCCATACATGTGGTTAAGGGTTTTGTTCAGAAACCTCACAGAAGAGCCGCGGCGGGGATCTCCAGAGACGAGGTCAGTTTGATCCGACAACGGATTCATGGTAGTCCATTTGAGAGCCTCAAAGATGTTCAACTTCGTCCCGGACATCGCTTATGACTCCTCATCATCGTCATCTCTTTCGTTTAAAAGATCAAACAATTGTTCTTTATCATTATCAGACAAACCGAACTGATGTGATTTTTGTTTTTGAAGAAGAGCTGCCAGTTTAACCATTTGCTCGTTAGAACGCTGGAGATTTTCTACGTACTTCGCTGCGATGGGACCCATTTCTTTGCGCGCAGAGTCTGATAGCTTCATATCATTAACAGCATCCATCAACAACGATTTTGCCATAGCGCGGTCCTCGCGAATGTTTGTTGTTGTTTCTTCGATGTAGTCGTCTAGACTTAGATCTCGCCGCTTTCCCATTTGTCTTTAAATACCTTATATCTTTTTCTCAACTTATTTAAGTTGTTAACTACCTGTTTGGTGTTGAGTCCCGTGATCTCCCTCAAGTATAAATAAATAGCTTTTTTATTGAAAATTTCTATAGTGTCTGCAGAGTCTAGTAAAATTCGAACTGCCATCAAGACCTTCTTCTCGTTTTCTTTCAGCATGAATGAGTTCCAGGTGTCGATTTCTTGATTCAAAGACGCCCAAAATTCAAGTTCCGATCTTTTCTGTTCATAGGTGGGCTCGGAAGAGATCAAGTCTTCATCCAATTCATTAAGAACATCTTCCATGAAGACTTCTGTTTGGTTTCTCTTTTGGGTTCTTTTAACCTTATGAATAAACCAATTTTTAGTAACAACGCTAAAATATGAAAAAGCCTTTGAACCCTTATTAGGATCATACTTGTTCAGGATGGTTGTAAGCCACACCTTGCAATCATCTTTAAGATAACCGATGTTCGGCAGCGACGTGAATCGATAAGTATAAATTATCTTGTCCACCATTTGATCAAAGGCGGGTTGTATATATTCTATGTATAGCTCGGATCGTAGATCTATGTCATTTGTGTTGGCATACTTTACAATAGCATCTTCATGTACTTGGGTAAAATAATGATTTTTAGATCGGCCGGAGCGTCGTCTCTTCTTCGGGGGCATTTAGTTCTTCCTCTAATTCTCTTTCTATCTCTTCGTCTAGCGTGGGCTCAAAAACTTCTCTAAAATTCTCAATTTCATCACCGAGGTCTTTGAGCCGAATGATCAGCTCTTGTATAAGGGGCTCTCCATGGTAAGTGTCCATGCTATACATGGATTTCACAAATACCTGAAATGCTTTAGCGGTTAGATAAAGGTCGGCAATCGTTTCAGATATAAAGATAAACTTTTTTAATATCTTTACGAGATACCATCCTAAAAAAATATTTACTGTTAACGAGACCGCCATTATAATATACAAAGTCATCTTTTCTTCTCTAATGTATCCCGCTGTTGATGCAAATCTTGTTTTGCATCTTGAATAAACTCTTCTGTAGCTTGTCCCACCTTTTGCTTGGTTGATACAGAGTTATGATTGGTTGTGAAGGCGGTGAGGACTTTTGTAAGGCAGCCCTCCTTAAGACACTCGGGACACTCACCTACTGTCTCTTCTGACAAGTGAAAAACCACCGACGTTTGGTGGCATTGTGTGCACCGGTATACATAACGCGGCATTTACTTTGTTTTTGCTGTTTTATCTTCTACCGTCGTAAGGCGCCGGTGAATGTCTCCGAGGTGTCCTTCCAAGTTTCGCGATTGCTGGCGAAAAGCGTGTCCGAGCATCTCCTCAACTATTTCACGAACTTCCAGCTCACTGAGTGGTCGTGTGGATGGGTGTCCATCCGGCGTATTAAACTTTCTTTTAGACATATTATTTTCTCCTTATTCGTCTACTTCTTCGATCACAAAGGGGGCGGTTACCCCCTCAAGCGATACCACGGGAGGATTAGCTACTACTAGTTCTGCCGCTTTTCCTCCCCATCTCTTAACTCCAGGCGCTTTTTCAAAGCTCATGTCAGCCAACAGAGGCACGATATCACTCTGCTCCATCAAAGACTTTTGTAAAGCCATCATGAGAGCACCAATTGCTTGATTAGATAATTTCATCTTAATCTCCTTTCACTATTCTATAGCTGTCTTCATCAAAGTGCTGCGTTGAAAATTCGAATAATTCAGTATCTTCTAACGCTATCATCTGATGTTTAAGCCCGGTATAAACATGGAAATTATCGCCCGGGCCCAGGATAATTTCATTTGCTGTTTCTAGGTCATCGTTATCAGAATACTTTACTAATAACTTCCCCGACTGCATGTAGAATACCTCATCTTTAATCTTGTGATAGTGCCACGAGCACCGGTGATCCTTCACAAAATAAAGCAGTTTCCCACAATATTGTTCGCAGTTTACAATCCACTTTTCGAATCCCCATCCTTTGGGGACAAATTTAATCGAGTGCGTTGAAGAAGTCATTATCCGTTATTCCTTTATCGTCTATATAGACATCGCCAGATGGCTTGCCTAAGTAAAGGGAATGATATTTAACTCCCCACGTGTGTAATTGTTCTTGTGTTAATTCAAAGAACTTGGCGTATGCAAAGGCGGATGAATTATTGCTTCGACCCATACCTCTTGCGGTGTGGAACACTATATGATGTCCCTCTTCATAAAGCTTGTTTATGGCCTTGATACGAGGCTTAATGGGAAGTGCTTGTGCATAGTCCCTATTCACCTGCGTACAAATCGTACCATCTATATCAAACACATATACCATTACATTTTTTCCAATATATTTGTGGTGGAGTACCCGTCAACAAAATTAAAGATTTTTACTTCCGCAAGGTCGTTGCCGACTACATCTTCTTGCTGGTAATCTCCACCTTTGACTACTATATCAGGTTTTACTTTTTTTATTAACTCATAGGGAGTTTCCTCATCAAATATCACCACTTCGTCTACAAACCTGCAAGCCTCTAAAATTAACTGTCTATCAGTTTCATTATTGTAGGGTCGGCTTTCGCCCTTTAATTGTTTGACGCTCTGATCACTATTGAGCCCCACCACCACTCTTCCCAAGGAATGACAATACCGCAATAACTCGACGTGTCCTCGGTGGAGGATATCGAAACAACCATTAGTGAAAATTACTGGCATTCTTTTTCCATGTATTTATCGGTGTAAAATTTTACCACTGACTGTAAACCCATCTCTGGTCCTGCAAAGGGATAATCTTTTATTTTGTCGACTTCAAATTTCTTCGCTTCGGCGCCGACATACTGACTGGTGTCAAACTTAATTTGATCAAATTCATAATCTACTATGTCACAAATCAATTCAGCGTATTCGCGAATCGAACAATCGTTTCCTGTTGATAAATTGATTATCTCGTTTTCTTGATTTAAAGATTTTAAAATAATGTCAACTGCATCATCAATAAAAATTAGTTCTCTTCGCTGAAATCCAGTTCCCCACAAGACTACAGGTTCCACCTTTTTATACTTTGCATCGCAAATTTTGCGCACCAGATCATAAATAAAGTGCTTATCCTTCTGGTCATAATCTGGACCATAAAGACACGACGGAACAAAAAACATATATTTCATTCCAAATTCTTCTGCTAAGGCTTTGAGCCCGACTAATAGCATCCTCTTCACCATGCCGTAGACTTCATAACCACTCTCACAAGATCCTAAAAGATAATTGTCTTCAATACGAAGTGCATCATCGGAATAAGAACAACTAGACCCAAAGGTTACAAATTTAGCTTGAGGCTGCAGCTCTTTCCAATAATTGAGCACTGTAGAATTCATGCGCTCATTAATCAAAAATTGTTCACCTGGGTGTCGCTGGCAATATCCTCCCGCTTCCGTCTTCACAGCAAAGTGAAAGATATAGTCGTACTTGACTTGATTAAAATCATAAAGTTTGTCAGTTAGTAAATCACACGATTTAGAATTAAGGGCGGTAACCTCCATTTCCGCTTCGGCTTTTTTTATAAAGTGGCGCCCGAAAAAACCTGTAGCTCCCAGAACTAAAGCTTTCTGCATTTTTCCTCCATGTCTTTCAGATAGAGGGCATTAGCATCTCTTTCTGAAAGCAACGGATTTTCAACACGCCAAGGGATCTCTAGCCAAGGGTCATCGTACCTCACCGAAATTTGATTGGCGGCGCCGCTATAGAGTTTAGTTTGTTTGTACGAGAAGATACAGCTATCGGACAGCACCAAATGACCATTGACACATCCCTCTGGAACCAGTACCTGATGACGATTCTTATCATTCAGGGCGTAAAGACGCGTGTAGAGATAACTCGGCGAATCGGCACGTAAGTCGGCCACGCCAAGCAAAATGCTACCGTAGAGGCATTGAATTAATTTCTTTGTCTCAGGGTCTCCATGCATGCCGCGCAGAACATTCTTCCGAGAGATGGAAAAATCATCTTCCACAAACTTTTCATCAAGAAACGCATAATCCTTTACATTAAACGTATTGATATATTCTCCACGAACATCGTGAAAAACTTCGGGCTCAAACACCACAAGTCCCGCGATGTCTGGGTCTACTGTATATTTCATTCCTTTATTACCTCCTCCTCAAGCACGCTAACGCCGCGCTTTTGTACGACGCGGGTAGCACACTTGTTGGCAAATCTAATAGCCTCTAGAATATTATTAGATCGAACATATTCAACAGCGAGTCCGGATATGAAAGTATCCCCAGCGCCCGAGGTGTCCTTAATCTCTACCTTTGGGACTGGGAAAACTTTATCTTGATAGTTGCAACCATTCGGTCCGGTCGTGATAATCATTCTTTCTACAATATCTTCTGTTAATTTGTGTTGGGTTCTCTCATATTCTACATCATTGATCTTAATATAATCAATGTTTTTGCACCATGGTCCCAAGATCTTTTTCGTATCTAAAAAGGTTGTCTTTGCTTTTAAAGAAATCTTCTCAATATCCTCTTCGGTTAAAAATCCCTTATTATAATCTGAGATAACCACAACATCATAAGACTCAAAATCGTGCTTGTCAACATCACAACTTCCATATTTGTCTTCATTTTCATCAATTCTTAAAACAATGTAATTGGTGCGATAATCCACATAGCGAGTCTTGGTGATTTTTTCCCAGCTTGTATTGGTGCAAAGATCGACATGCATCTCGGGCGCTATAGCAGAAACATTGTTATACACATTCCATGCCATTCCGCCATTCGTCTCGCGGGTTTTATTAGAATTAAAAACCGGTACCGGTGCCTCTGGGCACAAGCGCCTACTATCTCCGTATTGATATACATCCAAACAACTTTCGCCGACGATTAAGATTTTCATGGTTTACTCTTGTGGGGGTGCTGCCTTCCATTCGCGGGTATAGTTTTCTCCTTGCCACAGCTCTTCGTAAGAATTATAGACCTTGGTGGGAAATCGTCTCTCCCAAACTTCCGGGGTGTCCTTCCAATTATCATAATCGATTTTTAACCGATCGTTCTCTTTTCCCCACATTTCTCTAAAAATGGCAAGATCATGCAATACCATTGCATCGTGAATGGCACCATGATCTCCCTGGTGGTCTGGCCACCACGTCATATCCCCCACAGTCTCTGGAGAATAAACAATTTTTGAACCATTCCTCTGACATCTAAACATAAAGTCGTGAGTTGAGCTGTCCATGTATTCCCATCTACAATCAAATCCGCCCATCTCAAAGAAATGTTCTTTATGCATAACGGGCTCTGTGGCAAGTAGCCATGTTTGGTCAATCCCTCCCAGCTTAAATGCATCATTGAAGGAAGTACTCCAGTAATGATTGGGCTGTTCATGACCGCCCTCAGTATAAGTGCACTGCATAATGTCCTGCGGACCACACTCTTCATTATATAAGTCTAAAGCCTTATCAAATGCATCTTCTCGATAGACAGTATCATCATTGCCAATAAAAATGAGTTTTCCACTCGTTTCTAAAATTCCAACCTGAACGGCTCTGCTCACATTTCCACGTTCTTTAACGTGTTTCACGTTTTCTACCCCTTGCAGTGTTGGGGGTAAATCAAAAGGTCCGCACAGCACCATTTCCCAGTTATAGTTTTTGCATGATTTCTGCAAACTCTTGTACATGTCATACCAGCGCGGGGTTCGAATCGCCGGAAAGAAAAAACTTATATCATATTTATATTCACTCATGGGTACCTCTCACAATCTTACAAATTTTGGCTACTTCTTCAATTGTTAACTCAGGATAGTTGGGCAAGAAGAAGCCGCACGTATGAATTCTATTACTGACCTCGTCCTCAAATGCTGGGTATAAATCAGTCCAGAAAGGATGCAATCCTAAATTGCCGGCAGAGAAAATACGTGTCTCTACTCCATGCTCAACCAGACGAGATACAATCTCGCGGCGGTGAGCGTTAGAATCGGCTAAGGCTCCAAAAGAAATAGAAACGGGAACATTATCTCCCCACTTCTGATAATCTACATAACCCTCAAGGAACTGTGCATATGCAACGTGATTCTCATTACGGCGCTGGGATACCCAGATCGCCTTGTCTACCTGTCGCAAACCAACAAACGCCTGTAAGTCGGTCGATCGCAGATTAAAGCCAGGAACAAAAAAGGTGAAAGGCTTGTGAAAGTCATCAACGCCATGATCACGAATTAAAGTATCATATGCTGCTTGATCCAAGTCCTTAGCCCAGCCATGGCTTCGGAGCATTAACAGTGCATCATACAGTTCCTTGTCATCAGTATTAACCATGCCACCTTCAATGGTCGACAGCTGGTGTCCAAAATAGAAGGAGAAGGACGACATGTCGCCAACAGTGCCAACCATCGATCCGTCGCCATAAGCCGCTCCTAGAGCCGCACAGGCGTCTTCTAGGAGACAAAAACCATACTTCTCCTTTAGCTTAAGCAGGCGCTCTTTGTAGTGGGGCACACCCAGCACCTGAACAAAGATAACTGCGTCCGGGCGCTCTCGCTCGCAAACGGCTTCTAACTGGTCCAGATCGATGCCAAAGGTGTCGGGGTCGGCGCCTACCATAATGGGCTCCAAGCCAAATTGAATGGCGGGCGCAATAGTAGTCACCCAGCCCACCGAAGGGACAACAATTTTTTTGTTTTTAATCCTGCCTGTCATCAAGGCGGCATAAATCATTAGCAAATTGGCAGAAGATCCGGAATTATTAAATACCGCGTGTTTGGTACCAATATAATTGGCCCACTTTGCTTCTACCTCTACAGTCACAGCACCTTTTGTAAGGCGCGGATAGCTCTTAAGCCAGTCGCACAAGGCATCGATGTCTTCTCCATTAATCGTTTCCTTTGCTAAGGGATAAATTATCTCACTCATTGTTGTCTCCAAATCTACGCGTCCATACCTCTGGCGCTTCTTTCCAATTATTAATATCAAGCGTAATGCGATCTAAGCAAGTTGCTTCGTTCCAAATTTCTGCATATAGCGGCTGATCATGATCAAGCTGGGCATGATGAATAGGTGCGTGGTCTCCAGAAGTTCCCGGGAACTGTGTACACTCAAAAACTACGCCAGTAAGCTGTGCTTCCATTCCATCCAGCTGGGCTCTCGCGCCGAAATCTACGAATGCCATAGGGCATGCCTCAAACCTACAATCAAAGCCACCCAAATCTTTAAAGTACTGGGTCTGCAATATAACCGAGTTAAAGATTAGAAAATGATTAGGATAATGAGCCGACCGGACGGGGTCATGAGAGTTAATGCAATACATGTTGGCGTTGGGATCCCCCAGCCCATCATGATCGCCCTCATTATACTGAGTCACCACACATTTTTTCTCTGCTTCCATCGCATCGAGCATGTCAATACATTGGGCGAGTTTTCCAGGCAAGAACCAACCATCATCAGCAGTCCAAGTTAAGTAACGCCCTGAGGCTTCAAGCATGGAACGCTGCTGACAACGTGTGGGAGTACCAAAATCCTGAATACAAGATACGTTGTCTAGTCCCTCCAATTCATCAGGAAGATCTTCGTGGGGTCCACAAAAAATTAGCTCAAACGTGTAATCTCCCACCGACTCTACGATACTATCGTGCAGTCGCAGCCAATTATCATCTCTAATAGCGGTTAAACAAACCGATAAATCATACATTAAAATCTCCTTTTCCACACTTCTGGTGAACTCTTCCAATTGTCGAGGGCTATCTCTATTCTACCAAGAGATGACGCGTCATTATAGATATTTCTGAAAAGGGGCTCATCATGTTCGATGTGCGCATAATGCACAGGAGCATGATCGCCCGTTATTCCCGGTGTATGAGTGCACACGAAAATGGGCTTTTCAAACATAAAATAGCGCGAGCCGTTTCGTTGGGTTCGCACCGCAAAATCCATATGTGAAATTGTTGTTACTTCAAACATAGTGTCCCAGCCGCCAATCTTCTTCACATAGTCAGTCTTCATAAGTCCTACATTCAATATCCAAAAATCATCAGGGATATAAGTTGCTCTCAATCCTGCCGCATGGTTGATGCGATAATAAAAATCTTTAGATAACTCAGTTTCGCCAGTGGCATGAGCAACTCCCTCTTGGTTCTTCGCGCCCTCAAAATACTTGCAGGTAACAATATCTGTTTCCTCAGTGGCGTTCTTATTCCAAAAGTCCAAAATCTCCGTTAATTTATTTTTGAGGAAGACTCCATCATCTGCACCCCACGTGACGAATTCGCCCTCACTATGAACAAGCCCAACCTGTTGGCACCGAGCAGGAGAACCTTTATCAACGATATGCTTAATATTATCATACTGTTGAAGTTCTTCTGGAAGTTCCTTGTGGGGCGTCACAATGACAATCTCAAACGTATCGTTGAAAGAGCCTTGCACACTCTTGTAGAATGCGGGCCAATTAGCTTTGCGAATACCCGGTAATATAACTGATAACTTGGGAGCCATTCCTTCTACTCGTAATGAGGGGTGTACCCCTTCTGTTGACACATTTCAAGATATGTCTGAGGAACTCCGGTGTCGCCGATATCCCCAAACCGTCTTCTCCATACTTTATCACATTTTTCATAGTTATTGTAGTCCAATTTGATACGATCCTCCCACAGTGAAGGAATGGTATACATCGTATTAAACACCGGTGTATCATGAGATATCTGAGCATGATGAATTGGAGAGTGGTCGCCCTCTTCCCCGGGAAACCAGCTGGCAATACAGCAATGGACTGGGGAGAACTCTATCTTACCCCCAGACTTTTGGAGTCTGAACATAAAGTCATGAATTGGCTTATCCATGTATTCAAAGCTCTCACAATCAAATCCTCCAAGTTCTATAAAATAACTTTTATGCATAATACACTGATTTGCAATCTTCCACGACTGGTCGATGCCCGGGAGCCGGAAGTCGCCGTGCGTTTTAACTTCCCAATATTTTGTCTCCATAAGATTGCCGCCTTCGCCATAAATCATGGCCATAGCATCTTGAGTACCACATACTTCAAAAAACTTATCTAGCGACAAGTCTAAAGAGTCCTCAGCAAAGTGACAATCATCTACCGTTAAGAAGAATAAATCACTGTTGCACTTGGGAACTCCAATTTGTACACAGCGCGGGACATTACCCAGGCTCTTAACAAGCAAGACATTGTCCTTCTCCTTTAGCTCCTCGGGCAAGTCAAAGGGACTAATGAAAATCATTTCCCATGTATATTTCTTACATGCCTTTTGTGCACTTTCATATAAATTCAGCCAGTTAGGGGTTCGGATCCCCGGTATCACAATCGATAAATCAAATTTCATTTTGTAGCCTCCACATTCAAGCTCATCAGTTTTCCATTCACCTTGTCTAAGTGAGGATAATAGGTCTGAGAATAATCATCGATATAAAAATGCTCAGTATCTCTCCAGTTGTAACGATGGATATTAGAAAACCCTACGGCGCTTAAATCTTCTTTCAATTTTTTAAAGTCCCAGCCATTTTTATGATAATCATAGGGGTGCTTTTGGGATCCCCAGAATGTCGAGTGCAAAAGCCGCAGATCTCGATGATAATAGTAATGAGCAAAATGTGCTTCCATATCGGGGACAGCCAATCGCAGGACGCCCCCAGGCTTCAAAACTTCAAACCACCGTTTCAGGGCTGCATCTGCTTCCTTATAGTCTGCATGTTCTAAAGAATGGCACGCATAAATCAGATCAGCGGATTCTGTTTCGAAGCTCTCCAGCTTAAAAATGTCGTCGATTACATCACAGCCTGTTTCAGGTCGGATATCTACATTGATAAAGTTGGGAATTTTTTTATCATAACATCCCAAATTCAATTTTACTTGTCTATCGCTCATTTCTTATTCCTATAGTGATTCAGCAAAAATTCAATACTATCCTCTAATGAATACCGCGGCTGCCAACCACTTGCATTCAAAAACTTAGTGACGTCAGGTACTTGAAGTGTGACATCCACTGGCCGTAGCAATTGCTTATCAACCATTGAGCGGATGGGAACAGTCGATTGCTTCTTAAGCTGCTCTAAAAAGTCCCCCACCGTAATAATACTATTGCCACCGATATTATAGGGGGTTCCATACTCACATTTCTCGCAGGCAATCCAATAGGTCTCCATTGCATCACGAACGTCAATCAAAGTACGCGTTGAATCCAGGTTACCATGGGTTAAAACGTCTCTTTCGCCTCGTTCGATCTCCACAATCTTCTGTGCAAAGGCGCTTGAGAAGATGTCACCCCGTCGTGGATTAATATAAGCAAACATTCGAGTAATAATCACCTTCATTCCATATGAATGGAAATAAGAACTGGCTATTTTCTCCTGTGTAAGTTTAGAAACAGCATAAATATTCACTGGTTGAATGGGATGAGTCTCCAAAATCGGTATATTCTCGGCTGCTACGTTGCCATAAACCTCTGATGTTCCACAAAACTGGATTATAGGGTCCAAACCAACGATGCGAATTGCCTCAAATAGGTTAATTGTGTTGTTAATATTGTTCTGCAGCACCGCGATTGGATTAGAAAAGCAGACGTGAACGTTAGCATGTGCCGCTAAATGAAAAATATAGTCTGGCTTACAGGCTTCTAGGGCGCGGATCGTCGCACTTAAGTCGTTAAGGTCACACTCGTGAAGTGTGATTTTGTCTCGAATTGCCTTCAAGTTGGCATTTGATGTAGTACTGTGCCAACGAGAGACACCGTGAACGTCGAGATCTCCCTTCTCAACTAAGAATTCAGCTAAATGACTTCCACCTGACCCAGCGATGCCCGTAATTAAGGCTCGTTTCATGTGGTGCTCCTAATAAATTTATGCTTTATCTCATCATAATCTAAGAGTTCCTTGGAAAGATACAAGTTATTTTTAATAAAATCTCTCAATCTATCATCTACACTAAAGGATTTCTCATCAAATTGCTCGGAATTATGAATCAAATAGGTCTTGTCTTTCGGAATATCTGTTTTATGAGCAAAGCGCGGCACCCATTCTTCATGGCCAAAACCAACAGCAAAGGCTTCTGGATCGTTGACGATCTCTTTAACAGTGCGGGCGCCTGGGTATACCAGATCCCACCCGGCGCCGAAGGCTAGGGTTTGCCCATCAAGCCCGCTGTGCGTTCCTGCATTTTCTCCATGCTTGTAACTTACATCGTTTGCTATCACAAAGCGTTGTTGCACTGCTGCAGCCAAAAACGAAAACGTGGATTCTGTGCAATAGGAAACAAAGATATCAGGCAATATATTGCCATAAGCTTTAAAGATTTTATTTGAAAAAATCTTACAATGTAAGTTTGCTGTACAGCCGAGCGGTACCACAAAATCCTTATCACGTGAGAAGACGTCCCACAAATTCTGGCTCTGATCGAACCCAAACCACCAATAATAACCATTATCTTCGTCAATTTCAGGGGATACGATCCCCATTTCATCATCTTTCATCCGATCGTGCAAACGACCGAGAGATTGTGGATCGTCAATAAAAGAAACATCTGAAGCCACATACATATATCCATCAAATTCGCCAAACTCTGCGACGCTCATAAGGACAGCATGATTAAAGCTCTGGTTAACTGCGAGCTTGTCATTAGTCAAACAATAACTAATGTCTCCGCGGAACTCTTTATAGACTTTAGCGAAAGTCTCGTTAGAGACGCAACACCCCGAGAAGACGACTTCTTTGTCGGTCAGATCTTGCTCCAGAATTGTACGCAGGTTCTTAATATATGACTCGGAGTTTTCTGTATCTCCCAGCCCGCATGCGTTATAAACTACTAATAGTGACATTTTTTACCTATAAAAACCTATACTTTACATCATTATAATCGAACAGTTCCTTGCTCAGAAACATTCTCGTACGTATAAATTCCTTCAATCTCTCTGGTTCTTGAACCATTCCGTTCTCGTCGTATTTGGCAGGGTCATGATGTAAGACTCCCTGCATCTCTTCATAGCCAAATCCAGAAGCCAGCGCCTCCGGGTCGCGGCAGATTTCATAGATGTCGAGTCCGCCAAAAAGATTGTTCTTATTATCGCCTCTTGGTCCCGTATGATCAAACCCACATGTAGCGCCGTCAACGCTCTTGAGGTGCTCCGCTACCACATCCTTTAGAATCACCCACCGCGAGCTAACTGCTGCAGCCAGAAATGAAAAGATAGACTCAGTGCAATAGGCTACAAAGATATCCGGAATAATTTTATTATCAAATGCTTTAAAGATATCATTGGAAAAAATCTGTGTGTGCAGATTGCAAGCTCTTCCCACAGGAATTACAAAATTCTCGTTCTCTACAAATCCATCGACCCCAATCCATTGGGGGAACCCATTGTCATTACTCGCCTGGACGGTCACCATGCCGTAATCGCCCTCTTTGAATAAGTCATAAGCTTTGCTTAAAACGGTTCGATCCTGCCTGAAATTGATGCCTGAGTCGATATAAAGATATCCTTCGAACTCGCCATATTTCTCTACACATTTCGCCACGGTGTGATTAAAGCTTTGGTTAACAGTAATGCGATCATGAATCAAGTTGTAAGCGATACTTCGGCCGAAAGTAGCGACGAGCTTTTTAATAGTGCCGGCAGAATTGCCGCAGCTTGACAGTACCACCTCTACACCTTCCAAGTCTTGAGCAAGAATATTTTTAATACAATCGATATACCAGTCGACTGGCTCTCGTCCAGAAAAGCCACAAGTGTTATAGACAACTAAAAGCTTATTTTTCGCCATAATAATCCCCATACTCTACTATCAATGTACTTTTACCATCAGTGCGCAAATAAGCTTTCTCATAAGCAGGGAAAATTTCCTCCGGCTCTTCCAAACGGATAACATCGATATTATTAGTCATCAGACGAAGTCCGTCGGTAAAGTCACCAACGTGCTGAGCCTGTGGGTGAAGTGGTCTCTCTGATCCAATCCCTGTGCGCACAATAACTTTGGGAACGTATTCACCATGGGAAAACTCAGGCATTCGATCTAGATGGTTAATCAGTTGATTCATCGTTAAAAGGAGGAAATTCCACCTCGGATAAATACTAATAGGGACGGTCCCAGCAACAGCAAGACCATTTGTGATTCCCATCTGCATTTCTTCATCTACCGGCATTTCTAACAGCTTGCTCGGATCAATATCCTTAAGCGTATTAGTCATGGCGGTTCCTTTATAAGCTACGGCTTGACCTAAAAACATTGTATCAGGCTGGGATCCCAGAAAGTCCATGGACCTTTTTAGTTCTTCAAAATATTTACCCATTTTAAAATTGCACCCTTATTCCTGCGCCGGCATGTGGATATTTATCCAGTACATATTTGTAATAAGTGACATAATCATCGTTGACTCCTTCGTAAGTCAACACTTCCTGGTTCCAGGTAGCGCGGGTATCGGTACACACTGATTTGCCATTATCCTCAACAATAAAGTGAATTGGCAGCTCATGATTTCGCGAATACTTAATACATTCATGCGCCATGCCTGTTTCAGAAGTCATGTCTCCCATAAAACAGTAAACCTTATTAGTGCCACCCTTGCGCTTGATATCAAGAGCAATTCCAGTCGCGATTGGTAATACACCCGTAACAATTCCGGAAGATAGTACTCTATACTCTTTGAAGCAAAGCGAAATTGAGCGCCCCTTTAAAATAGCTGCTTTTAATTCATCTTTCGGAACACCTTTTAAAAGGCACTGATAGTGACTACGCCATGAACATAAAACCCAGTCCTCGGGACCGATATCGTGTTTACGAAAAACCTCTATTACTTCTTCTTCATTGCTATCATATAAGTGGACAGGCGCCATAATTTGAGCGTTATTAAAACAATCCGCTATCTCATTCTCATATTCCACAAGTTCTTCTTTGGTGTACACATTAATCTCCTAACAGCTTTCGCTTAAGTGTATGTTTGCTCATCTCTACTATATCATCATGGACTTTGTCACCAAATTTGGATTTGATAAGGTGCAAATATTTGTCGCTTTGGTGATAGGTATCAAATGCCTTGTCTCTAAAGGCCAAAACCTCAGCCGATGACAAAAAGTTAGTGCGCAAAGGCGAAGTTTCATAAGAATGTTGGGAAAATCCCACATAGCTATTGGGCAATTCCCATTTATGTAATAACGCGTCCATATACAGCTTTGATCCTGGGTATGCCATCGTTGAATAAAAGTTGCCGAATTCGCAATTCAAATCCATCGCCAAATCCAGTGTCTCTTGCATGGTATCGTGGTCGTCTTCCGGTAATCCAAAAATATAATTACCTATAACATTAATCCCAGCATCCTTAATTTTTTTAACCAAATCTTGAATGTTAACACTCGTAAATTTTCCTTTTACAACATCTTTTCGAACAACGGCATTGCCCGACTCGATCCCCAAAGCTAACCATTCTACGCCAGCTTCTTTGAGTGGCTTTAGATATTCCTCTTTGACCGTGTCTATTCTTGCATAAGCCCAAATATTGAAATCATAATTACGCTCTTTTATCAACTGACAAAGTGTCAGAAAATGACTCTTATTGAGCACAAACATCTCATCCGCTATCTTGACATTGCGGATGCCCCTGTTATGAATTTCCTCAAACTCATTGATGATAAAGTTAGGGTCCCAGAACCTAAACTTATTTCGCCCATAATCCCAATTTTCTACATTGTTATTTCCAAACGGGGCATTGATGCAACAGAAGCTGCACTGAAATGGACATCCCAAACTGGTATATAGCGATGCGAAGGGGGATCGCTCGCCGCCATTACTCATGGCGTGCCAATTGGAGGTGCGATACTTGTCCATGGGAAGTAAATCCCATGCCATTCCAGGCAACTCTGTTTCTAAATCTTTTTGATCTACAATTGGTGCAGGCTTGGTAAATCTGATGCGACCATCGTCGCGATACCATAAGCCTGGAACCTTTTCTAGGTCGGAGGCTTTGTTCATATCTAGGTTCAACAGAGATGTGATTGTATACATTCCCTCACCCTGACAAACGAAGTCAACACTTTCACGTGTAATCGTCTGTCGAGATACAGCCGACGGGTGCAGTCCCAGCAGCAGAACCTTAGACTCAATTTTTTCTTCTTGTAGTTTCTTGCATAGTAATGAGGCTCCATGCATATTCTGAGTAGATGCCGAAGGCTGCTGACCATAGACTACAATAGCAACCAATTTTGTATCATACTCTAAAATTGCCTGAGCGCTGGACGCCACATCATGTTGCTCAGCCTCACAATCCAGAATTGCGACTGAATGCCCCTTCACTCGGACATGGTTCGCCAGTAAAGCCGCCCAGATGGGAGGCTCGATCGCTGAATATTTATTGCTCAGGGACTGGTATACAAACGGTGCACCATTTGGGTGAACAAATAAAACATCTACTTTCTTCATATAAGTTACCTAATAATTTGCATACCACGGTGATTCGATGATCGAATATGCATTAACAAGCTGTTTAATGCCTTGATCTAAATCGTAATCACATGCAAACCCCTTTTTATAAATTTTTTCACTGCTTACAATATAATCCCGAGTATCGGGATCGCTTGTGAACTCTGCTCTGATGATTTCTAATGGAAGATGGTTCTGAATAACCTTGGCTAATTGAAGCTTATTCATGTTGAGTGCATCATTTCCCACGTTAAATGTGTCATCAACACAGGTGTCCCAATTTTCAATAACAAACTTAAAAGCTTTGCAGACATCTTGAATGTGTACGTAATTCCTCATGAACTCGCATTCATACAATACTAGGATACGATCTCGTAACGTGCGCAGGACAAAATTGTTAACTAATAAATCAGTCCTCATTCTCGATGCCGGGCCGTATACTGTGGCTAATCGAAATGTAACACAGTTCTCTGCATTCCTATAAGCTTCTTCGGCATCCACCTTTGTGCGCCCATACAGCGACACCGGATTTAAAGGAGACTCTTCCGTACGTACGGTTCCGTCTTCGCTCGTGCCGTACCCCGAATTGGTGCAAGGATACACGACTTTCTGTTCCGGGCGCTTATTATCAGCAATCCACTGATTGATCTCATAATTGATCTCTACAGCAGCGCGTGGGTCTTGGTCACACAGCGGGAAGCCCACCAGCGCGGCGAGTGGGATAATCACATCGCAGTCTTTCATTAATTCGCCTAGAAGCTTCGTGTTTCTTACATCACCTTTTACAAAAGTAAAATTAGGGCTCGTTGTATATCGAAGTAAGGACGTCGGATCGTACATTAAATTGTCGATAACGACCACTTCATGATCCTCTATAAAATATTGAATTAATTCGCTTCCAATATAGCCAGCTCCGCCAGTGATTAAAATTTTCATTAGTTAATTATCTCCTCAACATAATCTGCTATAGCCAGGCAACCAGTGAGCCCCGGGGATTCGATTCCCATTAGATTTATAAAATTATTATAACCATTTTCCTGCTCATTTTTTATCATAAAATCAGCAAAATGTATTTGAGGTCCCTGAAGCTTAGGTCGAATGCCGCTTAAGCCTGGCGCTAAGTCCTCATAATCAATACTTAAATAACGATTTATAGCATCATAAAACTGTTGCTTATTGGTTTCACCTACCCCATAATTCAAATCATTCACATAATAAGCATTAGGACCAAACGATAAATTGCCATCTAAGTCAATCACTGTATGAATTCCTAAATACTTCCCCTCTGGGTCGGGAACTGGGTATATTAATCTTTTCATGTTCTTATATTTGGTAGTAGTATAATACTCGCCTTTGCACCAGTAGAGTTTATGTTCTTTAAGATCCAGCATGTGGGCAACTGTATCGCTCCACAAACCACTCGCATTTATCACTACCGGAGCTTCTATAATAACATCGTTATCAACAGTTGTCAACTTATATAATTTATTTTTATACTTTATATCGTTAATCTCGGCTCTATAAGAAAAAACTACCCCATTCTTTAATGCTAGGTTCTCTAATTTTTGCATTAAAGAATGAGAATCTATTATACCCGTAGAATTAACTAGAAGTGCCTTTTGCGCTTTGAGAGTTGGTTCAAGTTCTTTAATTTCCGCAGAATCTATCATCCTGATATCTGTCACTCCATTATTCTGAGCATTCAATTGAAGCTTCTCTAAAGTTCTCTCTTCTTCCGCGGAGGAAGCAACAATTAATTTCCCACACCTTTTGTAAGGAATATTGTGTTCTTCCGAGAATTTATATAAGAGAGCGTTTCCATCTACGCACATTTTAGCTTTGAGACTGTCGGGGGGGTAATAAATTCCGGAGTGAATAACTTCGCTATTCCGGCTAGAGGTGTGTTGTCCGAATGAACTCTCTTTATCCACCAATAAGACGTTCTCATATTTATGAGATAAGCGTTCCGCTATAGCAAGACCAATAACGCCGGCACCAATAATAAGAACTTCACAAGGATATACCTCTGTTACTCTTTCCAACTAATTTCCCAGTCCTCAAAGTCAGCGGCCAAGCAATCAATCTTATAATCTTTACGACCGCCGGAGATTTCTTGAATCTTATTCTTTGCGGTATTACGGATACCATTTAATCCGTGGGTCAACTCAAGGTTGTTCCCGTCCTTAATACCCTTACGGTAATTTGATTCATTATGCCAAATATGCAAGTTCATTTGAGATAGTACGACCACAGCTCGAATTGTTTCAGCTGTGATTTTCTCACTCTCATTCAGACATAACTGAATGTCATGCACAATGTCTTTAATCTCTTGACCATATTCATCCTTATGCTCAGAAATAAAAACTTCTTTAAGTTGAGCAATCGAGAGTCTATCAACAAGTTCTGATAGAGTTGGCAAATATTTTCTGTTTTCCATAATTTAGGTTACTTTCTAGTTTCGAAACTGATCAAAATAGGGCTTATAAGAATAAAAATTTGAACCAAAAAGCTGGGCATATTTATAAAACACCTCTGCTTCTTCTCGTCGTTGATTCAAATTGTCAGTTTGTTGAGATCGCCCTCCTTCTAAATATAATCCCACTGATTTATTAACTTTTTTAAATCTTGATCCTGTACTTACGGCACGAAGCCACATCTCCCAATCATCAGCATAATCACACCCATCCTGATCAAAGAATCCGCATCGTTCGTGGATGCTTTTACGCCAAAGTGGCATCGGTCCTGGTAAGCACTTTACCATGTTTTCGGGTGAAAACTCTGCCATTGAGTGACTAAACAATTCCGATGCCTTTGACTTTTCGAAGATATCGTTTTTAACAGTTGTTCTTAGTGTGTCTCCGTACACTAAGTCTATAGTATCATTTTTTTCAATTTCTGTCAATAATATTTCTAAACATTCTTGACTTTTTCTATCATCTAAAAATGCAAATGTTACATAATCGCCAATTGCCTCTTTAAGAGCTAAGTTTAATCCCTCGGTTGGCTTGAGGCGGTCATCATATCGAATATATTTAATTTGTGGATATTCTAACAAATACTCCTCAATCATTTTTTGTTCATTCCCGGGAGATCCTGTGTCTACCAAGACGAGTTCACACTGGTCAAAGATAGTTTGTGTGGTGATATTCTGAAGAAATCCTTGCAAGTATTCTTCTGCTTTATAAAAAGTTGTAATGATTGAAATTTTGGGTCTTTCGGAATGGCGTGGGGTGGCGCTATTGATTTCATTCAGAAATAGATTTGTAATTTCGGATCTTTTCTCGATCATAAAATCGATCAATTTCTCTCCCTTAAGAGCAAACCACTTTTCATAACCCGCGCCGACAAGCTTACTAGTCTTTATAGACATCCCCATCATGCGAGCCTCAACCACTATCCTTGATAAGGTTTCTGGGGTATCTGGAAAGAAAGCAAAAGTTTTGTTCTTTCCGAGTTTTTGCAAAAATTTGAGAGGATCGCGGTCGGCTACCAATTCAACCTCCAAGTCCTTACTCTCACAAAAAACTTTTGTCTTCGCTGTATTTTTATGAGGGATGGGAGAGTCGAGAATAGACACCTTATCAGCTTTGGGCTGTGTTGCCATATGTC